ACATGGTTGTGAATACGAGGGTGCAGAATCTATCTGACATGATTATTCCTTTGGTAAGAGTGAGAGTAGCTTGTTGCCCTCGATGGCGAGGGTTGCACGAACATACGCACGAGCGTGCTCGTCGTCGACTGAGAGCGCACACTTAAATGCGCCAGTTCGTTCCTCGTTGTAGGAAGTGCGGTAGGTAAAGATGTATGTTTTAGTCACGATGAATACTCCTGTTGGACATTAAAAGAAACAACGGGCAAACCTCGCCCGCTGAACTGATTGAAAAAACTCGCGGACAAGTTGTCCGCATCAGGCTTTCAGTTGCATCGTGGTGAAACGACGCTTCTCACTGGCGCTGAGTGCTTGCCACTTCTTGAACAATGCGCTGACTGGGTCAGTCTTGTTGGCGGTAGCTTTAGGAGTCTTAGGCTTGGGCGCATCTGCCTTGGGGTAACACACTTCCAAAACCCGATTCATTGCTCGCTCTGCGTTAGTGTCACGCTTCACGAACGTCATGCCACGTTGTCCCATCTTGATAGGTTCGTTGTTGTGGTTCTTAGAAGCCCAGTCCATAGCGAAGGGCTTTGCCTCTGCACGAGATGCGATGCCCAACTCCATCAGCCTGACGGCAAAACTGGCGGACGACTTGTCCGCATCATTGAACACAGCGTAGACGGCAACACGATTGAATGACTTAGTCATAGATAACTCTCCAAAAGAAAAAGCCTCGCAGACGGGCGAGGCAACCTCTCGGTTGGGCAACCCCCAACCGATGCATCTAGTATACCACAACAGGTTGCCAAATACACTTGACACCCTGTATTCCCTGTGAGCCGAACCCCACCCTACCCCCACCAAGCCCTATTGGGGTGTGCCGTGGCGTCATGGTGTGAACACTGTTTCGTAACCACGATTTAATTTTAAAAAAATCCGAAGTACCCCCCACTGTACAAAAACACAGCACCCCCGTAAAATTTTATAAAAATTAAAAAAACCTCGAGGCAAAAAAAAGCCCCACCAGCGTCAACTAGTGGGGCAAAGATGGCAACTGGAAACCATCAAGGAGAAGCAATGACTTGCGCCATCACCGAAAAGGAGTGTACACTCCCGCCAACGAGGAAGCAACTGAAAAGGATTCCTACGCATGTTAGATCACTTGGTGCATTTTGAACCTGAGGTCACCACTCGGGGAAGCTTTAAAAAACTGGACGACGCGACGCCCAGTGATACTCTGTCGGCGCAAGTTGCTACAGAGCAGTGGTTAGCAGAGATGGGTGTGGATGACGACGAAGTAGTCGCTAACCAACAACAGACACAGGCTGCGCGAAAAGCGTTCAACGCCGTAACTACCAACACTGACAGCGCCGATCAAAAGGCAAGCCTTGCAGAACTAAAAACCCCAGCGGCTGTAAGACATCTGACAGGTATGTTGGCTGCGTACGACTGGCAGTTTATAGATATGGCGCAGGAGATCAGGGGCTACACCGTGGCTAAACTGGTTGAAGAGACGAAATCCCCCAACGCCAACATCCGTCTGAAAGCTTTGATTGCGCTAGGCAAAGTCACGGAAGTGGGGCTCTTTACTGAGCAGATTGAGGTCAAGAAGATTGAGATGTCGGATGCTGAAGTTGAGCAGCGCATCAAAGATAAGTTGGCCAAGTTCATGGGAGTGATAGACGTGGTGGACGTTTCCGAGCGCCCAGACGATAGTCCAGAAGAGAAGAATGATGGGCCAGATGGACTTTGAGCAGTTCACTTCTATCAGCAAGGTGGAGCTTGAGGCCATCCAGAAGGCGCTTCCGTTCATGAGTCTAAAAGACAAAATAGAACTCCTCGACGATATAGAAGTGCGCGAACGACGCGCCAGCCTTACAGCCGCTAAGACAAACATGTTGGGCTTTGCAACTTCTGTGTACCCCGGGTTTAAGATTGGCCCCCACCACAGGAAGCTGGCTAAGATTTTTACGGACGTGGTTGAGGGCAAGAAAAAGCGGGTGATTATCAACATCGCGCCACGTATGGGTAAGTCTGAGTTCTCCTCTTACCTGTTCCCCGCGTACTTCCTTGGCAAGTATCCCAACAAGAAGATCATCATGGGCACGCACACTGCGGGTCTGTCTGAGGACTTCGGTCGGCGCGTACGTAACTTGATTGACTCTGAGGAGTACCGTGATGTTTTCCCACAAACATTGGTGGCAGACGATCAGAAAGCTGCCGGTAAGTGGTCTACAAGCGCTGGCGGTCAGTACTATGCTGCTGGTGTCGGGGGCGCTCTTGCTGGTCGTGGTGCTGATCTGTTCGTTATTGACGATCCTCACTCGGAGCAGGACGTTAAAATTAATAGTCGACTGGCTTTTGATACCGCATGGTCGTGGTTCCAGACGGGCCCGCTCCAACGTCTGATGCCGGGCGGTGCGATCATCATTGTGATGACGCGTTGGTCGCTGCTAGATCTGACTGGGCGCTTAATTGACTACCAAGCAAAGAATCCTGACTCGATTCCGTGGGAGATTGTGGAACTTCCGGCCATTTTGAACGAGGACGAGGACAACGAGAAGTCGCTTTGGCCCGAGCAGTGGCCACTTGATAGCTTAAAAGCTACAAAAGCGTCAATTGATCCCCGATATTGGAACGCGCAGTACATGCAGCAGCCAACATCGGAGAACTCTGCCATCGTTTCACGCAGAATGTGGCGTATTTGGGAGCCGGATGACCCGCCAAAGTGCGAATACATCATCCAGTCGTGGGATACGGCGTTTGAAACCAAGAATACATCCGACTATTCCGCCTGCACAACGTGGGGCATCTTCTACAACGAGGAAGAAAATGACTCCCCCCAGCTTATCTTACTGGATGCGTTTAAAGATCGCATGGCTTTCCCTGAACTTAAGGTGGTGGCGCTTAAGCAATACAAGGAGTGGGAGCCTGATGCGTTCATTGTGGAGAAAAAGGCGTCCGGGGGGCCGTTGATTCAGGAACTCAGAGCGTTGGGGATCCCAGTGCAAGAGTTTTCCCCCAGTCGTGGTAACGACAAGATGGTGCGAGTGAATGCGGTTGCGGATTTGTTCAGCAGTGGTAAAGTCTGGGCACCTGACACACGCTGGGCACGAGAAGTAATTGAAGAGTTGGCCGCGTTCCCAGTTGGGGAGCACGACGACTACGTGGACACGACAACACAGGCGCTGCTACGCTTCAGGCAAGGCGGCTTTATTGCTTTAGACACGGATGAGAAAGACGACCTCGAAATCTTTCGCCGTAGGAAAACCGAATACTACTAGGAACACACATGGCAACGAACATCGACAAAGCGCTGTACCAACAACCAATGGGCATTGACGCGCTGGGCGAGCAGGAATCTCCACTTGAGATTGAGATTGTTGATCCCGAAGAAGTCACCATTGGTATGGACGGGGTAGAGATCACCATCACGCCCGGAAAAGATGACGGCAAAGAAGATTTCAGTGATAACTTGGCCGAGTACATAAAAGACGGCACCTTGCAATCCTTGGCTGGTGACTTGGTGTCTGACATTGACAACGACAAGAATGGTCGCAAGGATTGGGAGAAAACATACGTTGACGGTCTGAAGCTGTTGGGCTTACAGATTGAAGAACGCACGGAACCTTGGAACGGCGCATGCGGTGTGTTCCACCCCATGATTACAGAAGCTGTTGTGCGCTTCCAAGCTGAGACAATTACTGAGACGTTCCCAGCCCAAGGGCCTGTGCGTAGCAAACTCATCGGCAAAGAAACGCCAGAGATGAAAGAAGTTGCGTCTAACGTTGAAGACGACATGAACTACGAGTTGACGGAAGTCATGACGGAGTACCGCGCTGAACACGAGCGCATGCTCTGGTCACTGCCAGCCACAGGCTCCGCATTTAAAAAGGTGTACTATGATCCCAACTTGGGACGCCAAGTGTCGATGTTTATTCCTGCGGAAGATATGTATCTGCCGTACGGCACAACAGATTTGGATACTTGTTACCGCATCACGCACGTCATGCGCAAAACCAAGAATGAGATCATCAAGCTTCAGCAAGCAGGCTTTTACATTGACGTTGATTTGCCTGACGCCCCCAGAGACTTGACAGACATTCAGAAAGCCAAGGACAAAGAGACAGGCTTTAGTGATTTGAATGACGACCGCTACACCCTGTATGAATGCCACGTAGATTTGAACCTTGAAGGTTACGAGGACAAAGACGACTCTGGTGAAGAGACCGGCATCATGTTGCCATATGTTGTCACGTTGATTAAAGGCTCTAACGACATCCTGTCAATTCGCCGCAACTGGAAGGAAGATGATGACCTCAGACTCAAGCGCCAGCACTTCGTTCACTACCAATATATTCCGGGTTTTGGAGCTTACGGCTTCGGGCTTTTCCACCTTATCGGAGGCTTTGCTAAATCCGCTACGTCCCTCATGCGTCAGCTTGTCGATGCAGGAACGCTTGCTAACTTGCCCGGCGGACTTAAGACACGGGGACTGCGAATCAAAGGTGACGACACACCAATCGCACCCGGAGAGTTCCGTGACGTAGACGTTGGCTCGGGCACGATCCGCGACAACATCTTGCCACTGCCATACAAAGAGCCAAGCCAGACGCTGTTTAATTTGATGCAGACCATCGTTGATGAAGGCCGCCGGTTTGCCGCGACCGCTGACATGAAAGTGTCGGATATGTCTGCGCAAGCTCCTGTTGGTACAACGCTGGCGTTGTTGGAGCGCCAGTTAAAGGTGATGACTGCGGTGCAGGCTCGTGTGCACTTTGCCCTGAAGCAAGAGTTCAAACTCTTGAAGAACATCATCCGCGACTACACCGATCCAGACTACACATACACACCTGAGTACGGCACTCGCAAAGCTAAGAAAGCCGACTATGACTTGGTGGACATTATCCCCGTGTCAGACCCCAACGCTGCGACCATGTCTCAGCGCGTTATCCAGTATCAAGCCGTCATTCAGATGGCGCAGATGGCTCCAGATATCTATAACTTGCCAGAACTTCATCGCGGGATGTTGGGCGTCTTGGGCATCAAGAACGCTGAAAAACTTGTACCAATTGAGGACGATCAAAAGCCAACAGACCCAGTGCAGGAGAACCAGAATGCACTCAAGGGTAAGCCGCTCAAAGCGTTCTTGCATCAAGACCACGCTGCTCACATGCAAGTGCACATGATGTTGTTACAAGACCCGATGATGCAGCAGTTCATTGGCCAGAACCCACAGGCTCCCAAGATCATGGGCGCAATTACGGCGCACATTGCAGAGCACGTTGGTTATCAGATGCGCCAGCAGATTGAGCAGCAGCTGGGCATGCCACTGCCTCCCGAAGACGAGAAGTTGCCACCACAGGTGGAGATCGCGTTGTCCGGCATGATGGCTCAAGCGGCCAACCAAGTGCTGATGCAGAACAAAGCCAAGGCTGCGCAGATGCAGGCACAGCAACAGATGCAAGACCCAGTCATGCAGTTGCAGATGCAAGAACTCCAACTCAAAGGCCAAGAGCTAGAGTTGAAGAAACAAAAGATCATGATGGACGCTGCTGCCAAGGCCGACGCACAGGCTTTGAAAGAGCAAGAAGTCAGCGGCAAACTGGAGTTGGAAGCTCTTCGCACAGGTGCGCAAATCAAAGAGAGCGAATTCAAGCAACAGTTTGAACAAGAACGTGCTGGCATCCAGATGGGTGCTGACATCGCAAAGAGTAAAGCCCAGATGGATTTACAAGCGCGTACTACTGCGCTCTCAAACAGTAGGAACCAGCGTGAGCCTAAATCATGATCCAAGACTTCGTACGCGTATTACGTGAAAAAATGCGCACTGACATGAACAACTATGCCGATGACTTGGCGGGTGGTTCATGCCGTACTTTTGAAGAGTACCAAAAACTCTGCGGGATTATTCAGGGTCTAGCCCTCGCAGAGCGTTATCTACTTGACCTTGCGCAGAAAGTTGAAGAATCAGATGAGTGATCTTGATCTATCCCCCGGTGCTTTTGCACTGCCTGAACCCATCCAGCCTCTGGATGCTCCTGAAGCTACTGACGAGCAGAAGGCCACGCAACTCCCAATCCCCACAGGTTGGAAGATTCTTTGCGCGGTACCCGACATCTCTGAACGAGTGGATGGTACAAGTCTGGACTTAGTCCGGCCTATTGAGAGCATGCGCCAAGAAGAAACAGCAACCACTGTGTTGTTTGTTTTAAAAGTTGGCCCCGATGCGTACAACGACACCGCCAAGTTTCCTAACGGAGCATGGTGTAAAGAGGGCGACTTTGTGTTAGTACGTACTTACTCCGGCACAAGATTCAAGATCTTTGGCAAGGAGTTCCGTCTTATCAACGACGACCAAGTTGATGCTGTTGTGCAAGACCCTCGCGGCCTGACCCGCGCTTGAAAGGAAGAATATGGCTGAACCGTACAAGTTCCCCGACGAAGTCGAAGACAAGAAGACCAATGAGGTTGAGTTTGAGATTGAAGGGGTGGATGATGTAGAGATTGAAATTGAAGATGATACGCCCGAGCGCGACAGAGGCCGCAAGCCTCTAGACCGTGAAGTGCTGGATCCAACCGATGAAGAAATCGAGTCCTATTCTGACAAAGTCAAGGGGCGCATTAAAGAGTTGACCCACGCCCGTCACGACGAGCGCCGTGTCAAAGAAGCCACGATGCGTGAGAAGCAAGAGCTTGAGCGTCTTGCACAGCAGTTGATTGAGGAGAACAAACGCCTCAAACAAAATGTATACACAGGACAAGAAGCTATCATTGAGGGCGCTAAGTCAAAAGCCGATTCTGAGTTGGTTATGGCAAGGCGTAAACTTAAGGAAGCCCAAGAGTCCTTCGACACGGATGCCATCATTGAAGCCCAAGAAGCTGTGATGGACGCAAAGATTCGTGCAGAACAAGTAAAAAATTATCGTCCAACCCCTTTACAGGAAGATAATTTTGAGGTACAAACGCAACAAGCCCAACCTTCAAGGG